TCAATTTGTTGTTTTCTAGCTTCCTCAATTTCTGCTATTTCTTTCTCTTCTTGTGCTTTATAAATGCTCCTAGCTTTATTAGCCGCAGATTTTGACTTATCTTCCTTTTCCTCATTTCCATATCTTAAACCTAAATCTGCATTAGGTGGTACAACTTCAACAGTATCTTTTTGGACTTTCTCGTCACTATCTCTTTTTAAATCGGCAGGACTTCTATCCTTATATCTCTCTTGGTCTGCCGCTTGCTCATCAACTCTGCGAGATAATTCACGAGAATTTTCATACATCTCCCAAGCTTTTTCTAAAGCAAAACCTGCCGCAACTAAAATTGCTCCAAATACTGTAGAAATTGCTAAACTTCTAAACGCTGCTTTTAGGACGGTTACTGCTCCTGTTACAGTATTAATAGCCGCAAATAATGTTCTAAATCCAACTACAGTAGAAGAAATTAAGCTCATTCCTGCTATTCTTGCTCCGATAAAAGCATTTTTAAATAGGTTTATTCCAACAGTACACGCAGTAAAAGCACTAATTAATCTAGTCCAAATAGTGCTTGCTAATGTACTTGTAGCTGTGTTTGCTCCCCATAATGCTGTTGTAAAATTAAGCACCATACTTACCATTCCCCTAGTAGTTAGGTAAATAATAATTAAGTCTAAATTTTGCGCCATAAACATTAAAGCTTTTCCTGCTAAAGTAATCGCAGTAGTAATAACATTAAAGTTATTATTTCCTCCTAAAGCATAGAACATTTTAGTTACTGTTCTCATTGAGACTACTAAAGATTCATAAATTACTTTTCCAAGTTGTATAACATAAGGAGAAATTGTGGAAATAACAACCTTAACAGTATCCCACATTTGAACAATAAAATCTCCAAACTTTTTAAAAGATTGAATTGTATCTTGGTTTACTATGGCTTTAGGTGTCATTTTTCCGCTTTCTGATTTTATATATTCAACAGTAAATAGGTACTTATCAGTAAAGTCTTTCAGTTCCTTCTTTGATTTCTCAAATAAGGCTGTAAAACCCATTCCTGAGATACGCTCAAATCCATCTCTAAGGTTGGACATTAATCCATCCATAGTCCCTGCGTATGCTCTAGCCGCTAAGTCAAATCCTTTCATTCTATCTACTAAGTCTCCATAAAGCTTTCCTTGTTCTCGCAATGATTTCAAGGTCGCTGTTGTATATCCCAAAGTAGTAGCAAGGTAGTCAATACCTGGTCTTACTGCTCCTCCACCTAGTAGAGAACGAATTTCCTGAGTTACTTGCTGTGCAGGTAGCCCCATTGAGCGTACTGCGTTAGAAGCAATTACTGTAAAATCCATAATTTTATCAAGAGTTGACATCCCTTTTCCTGCTTCTGAGGTATCTTTGGCAAATGCCTTCATTCCTGGTGCTAAAGCAGTCATAAACACTTTAGACATCTCAGCAGTTGTCATAGAGGTAATAAGAGCCGCGTCTTTAATTTTCTCCATTAATTGTCCAGAAATAGCTAATCCTTGATTAAATGTAGTAGCCTTTCCTTCAATTGTAGTCATTGAAGTTAAAATTCCTGCCATTCCTAGTCCAGTTTGCTCAATTTCTGCGGAAAATTTCAAACCTGGACTTATTAGGGAAGATAGTGAGTTAGCAAGAAACTCCATAAATGCACGTATAATATAAGTATTAATTGCAAACTGTTTAAAAGTTCCTAATAAGGTATTAGCATGTCTGTTTGCATTTTGAGTAGCACTTCCAAACCCACCCATCTCTCTAATACCTTCTCTAATACTTTCCGAGATTCCTCTCCCATTTAATCTAATAGAATCTGCTAATCTTTGAGTTTGTTGTGCAATAGAAGAGTTAATTTGATTTAAAGCATCTCTAGTCATATTTCCTTGACGAGTAATTTGTGTACGAACATTAACCATCTTACTTGCAAGTCTATCCATTTGAGTTCCAATAGAACCTAGGGAACTATTAATTTGGGCAGACTGCATAGCAATATCACTTCTTAGTCCTTTAAATCCTGCATTAATAGCACTTGTAGAACCAGAGACTCTACGTGCAACATCAGCTAAAGTAGTTGGAAGTCTTCCAACACTTCCTTGCATAGCAGAAATTGAGGAAGTAACCCCTGATTGGGCAGAAGCAAAAGCACTAGTTAGTCCTCCAATTGCCGAAATAACTCTAGTTGTATCTGCTGTCATTTGTGCAGAAGAGGCTGTCATTGCTTTAGCCATAGCACTAAATGATGTTCCCATCATTGTAGTTTGTGCTTGTATTTGTCTTTCCATTCCGCTAACAGAACTACTAAATCCTTGTAAAATACTACTTGCTTGATTCAAACTAGTTCTTAAACCACTTATATCTGCTCGGAGTTCTACTAATAATTCTCCGTCATTAATATTCATAAATTCACCACCTATATATTTATATAAAAAAAGGAAGAGGGTATCGTGTAGTTATCTCTTCCACGACATTGCTTCTTCCAACGTTAATTTTTCTGCTTTTTGTTTCGGTTTTGCATTATTCTCTTCATCAGGTGTATTCGCTCTATTATGAGCATCTAATAGGGCAAATAACTTTATAGGAGTACATCTCCAAAAAACAGATTCAGTCATATTTAGGACTACTGTTCCAACATAATAGAACCAAGTCCAATCCCATCCCCCATTATCATCTTTTTTAATGTTGGGGGTTTTTAGTTTTTTCCCTCAGAACCACTCTCTACTTCTGGTAAAGCAGTATTAATTGCTTTTCCTAATGCTTCTGCTACTTGTTGTAAGTCACCTAATCCAATAATACTTCCAACTTGTTTAGGAGTTAAAGTTTCTTCTTCATGTACTAATCCTGCCCAAAGTATGGCAATAATAGCTTTAATTTTTCCGCCTTCCAATGCTTTCATAGCATCTTCAATGCTTCCAAACTGATCCTCTAATTCCGCAAATGCGTTTAAATCATATACTAGAGTACGTGTCTTATCTAATACAATTTTAACTTTCTCTGGTTTAACTTTTTTTAAATTTGAAGCCATAAATATTTTCAAACCTCCGTAGTTTTATTTTTTAGTCAATACTATTATACCAGTATTTTGAGTAAAATGCAACAAAAAAATTGAGGGAAAATAAATTCCCTCAACTTAATTAGACAATTGCGGTTCTAGTCTCATTCAACACAATATCGAACCAAGAACTATTTGAAACACAAGGTAATGCAATACCTTTCATTTTTACAGTTCCAAAGTTACCATTGGCATCATTAATTTCAATGTCAGGAAGGTCTGTTGCTTTGCACTTGTAAAGTACAACGTGAGCATCCCCAATTCCTTCTCCTGCATATGTCCAACGTCCTTCTAATTTGAAGTAAGGAGGTGCAGTATCAGTACCTTTTAGACTATAAGTTGTAGTTTGGTCAGGTGTTACTCCTGTTGAAGTATAAGAACCTCCCATCATAACTTTTAGTGCTTGTAAAGAAAGTAACGCAAATTCTACATTAATCTCAACTTCTGTAGTACGTTGATAAACGTCTAAGAGTTGGCTGTCACCATGCAATTTTTTAGTCTCTGTTTTAGGACTAACTTGCAATTTAGTTGAACCATTTAGGTTAACCGAAGTAGAATAAGTTGGTGCAGTAGTAGAGTCAGTTAGTAACTGAGCAATAGCCACATCATCCAATTCCATTAATTTAATAGCAGTATCTTGTAAAGCCATTTAAGTTTTCCCCCTTTAATTTAATTAATTTAAACTTATGAAGATGAATTTTAGGAACAAAATTTAGTAATCCCTGCAAGTAAGCACTACAATATTAAACGCAAATTCGTGTCTATTATTTTCATCCTTACTTAAATAAAATGGAGGTTGCATTGCTCTAACAATCATATGTCTTCCACTTGGAGGTACTACCTTGCTTTTTTGTTCCCCATCATCCAATAAATTAAAAATATCATTTATTTTTTTATACCCACTTATAAATGATACATCTCTTATGAGAATTTGAAAAGTGGGTTTAATATCTTTTATTCGCAGTTCCATTGCATATCCACCTGTAGGGAAGATTGTTACTAAGTTATTAGGTTTATCTCTTTTCTCCCCTAAGTACATATCTTCCCCCAAAGTTGCAATACCCTTACTCTGGAGGAACTCCCCAATATCATCTATTAACATTGCAAGTCCTCCTTAGAAATTTCTTGAATTTTTAACTCCAGATTTTGGAGTAAAAGTAACTCCACCACTTAGTGTGACTTTTCCTAGCCCATTATTTCCAATAGCCTTAGATATTCTGGTTTTATATCCAGTTCTTTGCTCTTTATAAGGAGTCTCTAGGAATTTCCATGTACCTTGTGGGTGGGAAGTAGGTCTTTCATGTTGAATAATAGCATAGTTGAAGTTCTTTTGTTGTGATCCTGCATCAGTTCTACGAGTATCAAATCCAACAACGAATCGTCTCACATCAGAACTAATATGTCTAGCTTCTGCAAATCCAGATTGCTCTAACATACCTCCTGTATGAACTACTTTTCCATCACTTTTTCTAATCTCATCTTTTCCTTTTGGTGCAAGAGTTTTTGCTCTTCCCAAAAGTTCTTTTGCACAACTTTCTAATTCTCTATCAACTGCACTTCTAATTTGACTCATTAAATCTTCAACATTCATAATTACTCACTCGCCATTCTTGACTTCTTAGTTACGGAAAGTCTGGTTAATAGAAATGGAGTTTCAATTTTTTTATCTAGTCCCATTATGATATATCTATCATATTCATTGTACTCATTTAAAACATCAATAGCATCCCCCACATTAATTCTCAATCCTTTATCATGGACTTCTTTAAAAACTAGTTTAATAGTTCCATCCTGTCTATTAGTTGATTGTGGGTCTTTTCTATCCAAATCTTTCCCTTTATCTGCTTCTGCAACAAGAAGTCCATAAACAGTAAAAGCGTTAGCTTCATCAAAAAGCAGATTAATTTCTCCATAACGATTAGTAACATTACTACTTTGCAATAGAGGAACATATTTTAAAGTCCCAAGTTCTGCATACATTTCTGAAATACCCTGAGAAAGGTAATCTATATCACTTTGTAACATTATGTCCTCCTTATGCTAAAGTAGTAAAATCTTCACTAGTATAATAAACTCCACTTAATGCTCTATAAACAAGAGTTAAATAGTAAGTTGTATTCGCTGTTAAATTAATCACTCTGTATTTTGTTCTCTTAACATCTGTAAGAGTAATTCTCTGTTCCGCTTTTCCATAATCCACTATAGGGTCAGAATACTCATCATAGATGGGTACTTTGCTAATTAAAACATCATATAAAACGAATGTCCCTTTGGCAATGTCATAAGCTATCCAATCAAGGTTAACAGAGTTTTGGGTAATACCACTAACAGTTATCCCAGTTGTAATTGATTTAGCAAGGTTATAATTTCTCATACTTCCTTCCCTGCTTCTTAGTGTAACATCAGCCACACTTATAGAAGGTAGTGCTTTATCAATTTCAAGTTGAATCTGAGCAACAAGTTTAAAATAGTGGTCAAATCTTTTAGACTTTACTAACTTTGTAAACTCAGTTTCTAAATCATAGTTTGGAGCAGTAGCCATTGCTAATCTCCAGTATACTTCCTTCTTAGCTAAGAGAATTAAAAATCCCTCATCTTTAGAAGGTACATCTTCTACTGCGGAATATTCCATTTCCTTTACTACTTGCTTAAAAATATTATCAACATCTGCAATAATAGCAATATAGGAAGGGTCAGCTTCCATCTGTGGAGTGTAAATACTACTTTTTAGAAATGTGCTTAAATCAGCTAAAATTGCCAAAGTAAATCACTCCTTATAAAACGTCTAATGCTCCTCTTTCTTGAAGCATTTCTTTAATATGCTCTGGAACTGTTCTTTCCTCTCCTGCAACAAAGTCATACCATTTATCCCCGATATATTGTCTAAAAGAAACTTTAAGTTTAATTTTGACTTTCTTCTCGGTTGCTACAGGTTCAATAACTAATACTTCCGCTTTTTCCTCTACTACTACAGTGGCAACTTCTACATTAGCACTTGCTTTATCATTTTTAGCCATTTTATTTTCTCCCCTTACTTTATTATTATAAAAAAAGGTTGAAGGCAAGAATATTACCCTCAACCTTTAAGGTTATTATTTATTAGGCAGTTTCAATTACAACTGCTCTATCAGCACTAAGAATACCTGTTCCCCAGATAGCGTACCATCCAAGTTGGTGTTCTCTTCCGAAGTCAGTTACTCCATTATCACGCAATTCAACTGGAAGTCCAACTGCATAACCGAAATAATCTTCTCCCATTACAATTGCTTGGTAAATATCAGCACCAGTAGCACCAGTTCCATCAAGAGCCGCTTTATATGCTAAATCAGTAGTAGCACAAGCACCATTTGACATTAATGTTGTTTCAATGAAACGAACATCATCAATACGTCCAATTTCTCCTGTGAATAATTGCTCTGGAGCACCATATTTACTAGCTTCAATCCATGCACTATCATCACGCAAAGTTCTACTTTGGTGAGGGTGAACCATACAAATGTAGTAGTTTCCTCCGAATTTAGGCGCATTAGCAGTAGCAAGAATTTCAACAGCATCTTTAATTGTAGCAACGCTAAGTTCATTAGCACCTACTGCAACTGTTCCTCTTGAAGAAACTTTAGCCGCCCCTGTTTTACGTCCATAAATTACAGAAGTTCCAACTCCACCAGTAAGAGCAGTATCACGAAGTTCGCAATCCAACACTAGAGCCATATCTCTTCCTAAAAGAGTAACAGCATCCGCCATAACATCAGTAAAACTAACACGAAGTGCTAATTCTGTTACTGCAACAGCGTTTCCGCGCTCTCCAATAGTAATAGACTTCATTGTGCTTGACAATGCTTGTGTTCCCATACGAACACCCTCTGTTAACGCTCCACCTTTAGTTAGGTTGTTGTAAGTCATCATTTGAATAGTAAGACCTGGTTGAGTTCCTAACTCAGTTTTTACTTTAGCAAACTGAATGAACTTCATAATAGGCATTGCATAAAATTCAATTTCCTTACTATAAACAGCACGTACATGGTTAGTTAATTGTACACTATCTCCACCTGCTAAACCAGTAGCAGTCGAAACTACGGTATTAATTAAATTTGACATCTATTCATCTCCCTTAATAATTTATTATTTCATTCCCATTCGGGCTTTCATTTCCTGCCACGCTTTACGTCCCTCTGCTGTCTTAACATCGAGAGTCATAATATCCTCTGGTTTTACATCTTTAAACGTATTTTCATTTATTGTAGAAAGATTAACCTTTGGCAAAGTAGATTTTGTTTGGGCAGAAGTATCTACTTTTTTATCTGCAAATTTAGCAGAAACTTTCTCAAAAATTGCTTTGGCTTTCTCAATAGAAGCATCAATATCAGCTTCGGTATTACCTGTAACTAAATCAACTACGCTTTCATCAAGGTCTTTAATCTTCTCCGCTTTATAAGCACATAGTTTAATTTCTGCAACTTCTGATTCCTTATCACCTAATAGTTTTAAGGCTTCATCTAATTTGGTTTGTAATTCTTTAACTAATTTATCAGACACTTTTTGTTCTGCCCCTTTCTCATCTAATTTAGAAATTTTTGCTTCAAGTTCAGATATTTTAGTATCCTTTTCTTTGATCGCATCTTCTTTTTCAGAAATCGAAAGGAGATTAGCACTAAGTTTATCACTAAGTTTAACAACTTCTGCTTTTAACTTTTCAATTTGAGGGTAAAGTTTATTCTTCTCATCTGCACGAGCCTTTGCTAAATCCTCATGATCAAAAAGTTTTCCATCATTAGTAGTGTTTCCTGTCGTTTCTAATGTTTTGTCTTTTTCTAAGTTCTCATCCACAATTACATCATCCATTTATTTTTATCCTCCTGTGTGGGTAATTAAATTACTTACTCCATCCGTCTTTTACCACTTTAGTAGTAGGTAGGAATGGTGCTTTGCTTTGTTTAGCATACTTATTAGTCCCAGTATTGTCTTTTAGCCCCATTGCAGTTTTCATATCTGCTAATGTACTATTACCAGTTCCATGAAATAAATCCTTTTCAGCCATTTAATTTTCCTCCTTAATTTTAGTCACTTGTTAGAAAATTGATTAATATGACTTAAAAAATCATAATTAATTTACTACTCGTTATCTATTGTAAATCAAAATACCATTTCTAACAAGTGACTTTACCGAAAAACTTTTAATTTTTTTAATCTTTTTTACCAGGGTTTTTATTAGTTAAACCAGAATTCACTTTAATGTCCTTTCCTTCTTTGTTAGTTCCTACTGGTTTACTTTTATCTTCCGATTTTGGGGTTTCCCCTGTGGTAGGAAGAATTGGGGCAGGGTTGTCAATAATAACTTCCCCACTCTCAGGACTTACTAATTTCTGTCCTGCTCCAACCATAACTGGTGTTAATCCAGAAATCATTGGGTATTGTTTACGTTCTTCGTCAATTTTAGTAATAGTCTCTTGAATATTGTCCTTCTTCAATCGTTTAAGAGCATCTTCTCTTGTTACTAATCCAAGTTTAAATTCTTGTTGAAGTTGTTCTAATTCCATTACTAAATCTTTAGGAAGAATTTCTCCAAATACTACATCATGCTTATAGAATTTCATAGTTTTAACTCCATCTGGAATTGAAATTAAACCTTCAATTAATCCTATCTTGATTATAATGGAATTAATTCTTTTAATTGCTTCCTCTGTAATCATTCGCTTACTATTTATAATATCGAGTAAAGGCATAAAAGCAATTTGTAAGGCTATTCCACTTAAATTGCTAGGAACTTTTCCTCCACCTAATGCAAACTCTGGTATTCCTCCAACTTCGTGCATTGAAGTTTTAATATCACTTTTGTAATTTTGAGCCGCTTGAAGATCACTGTCTAATTCTAAGTTATAAACTTTAGCATCTTTAGGTAATCCTCCCCAAATTTTATTTGCTCCTTTTTCTAACTGGCTAACTCTAGCACCACTAACAATAGTAAGAGGGGCAGAGTGGTATTCAAGAATCTCAGAAATATCTGCACTCTTTAAGTTTAACTCAGTATTTAAAGGAATAATATCATCTAAGTCAGATAGACCAAAATGTCTTCCTGCTAATTGTAGGTTCTTAACATGAACTATTGGTATTACTCCGTATGGGTTAGGGTAGCTATCTTTTAACTCTTTTCCTTCCCATACTTCAATAAGACTACTAGTATATTTATACTTCATAATTTTATACTTATTTGCATTTGTTAATCCAAACACTGTTGGTTGTTGTTTAATTGGAAACATAACAGTACAACTTTCCATTGCATTTGTATCATATCCATCTTTAAAAGTTGGAAAACAAATACTAGAAGGTACAAGAAATAATCTAGTTCTGCCCTTTTCATACATATCAAATGGGTCTTCAAAATCAGGGTTTAATGATCCATCTTCATTATATTTTGGTTCAAAATGGACATGAATATAGGCATCACCTGTTACAGATTTTAATTGTCCAATCTCTTGTAGAAACATGTCTCTTTTATTATCTTCCCAAATATCATTTAGATATGGAAGTACCACATCTTCTACACTTTCATCAAACTTAAAAGATATTCCTCCATTAAACTCTGCTGACACAAATTTATTTACAAATCTTCTGCACCAGTTTTGTGTTACTTCTGGTTTATCAGAAGCATCTATTTGCTCCCAATGGAAACCATCATAGAAACTCCAATTCAACATATATTTTCTAATACGCTGAACATCTTCCGCGTTTAACATTTCCTCAAATGCAATTAAGTTTGGGTTTACTACACTGTATCCTGTACTAAAATTTGCAAACATTCCTCTTGTAATAGCCATTAAATCACTCTCCTTATCTTCTTCTTGCGGTTACTCTGTTTCTTGAATTATAAAAACTACTAGAATTTTTCATTAAGAAAGGGTTATCTAGTTCAGTAGTAGGCTTTGAAACTCCCTCTCCCTTTGCCGCCCAACACATTAATCCTGCACTATCTGGGTAATCATCATGCGCTCCACGTACATCAGGGTGTCTACAAACCATATTTTGTCCAGAATACTCTTTAGTTAAGTTAAGCATCTGCTCTACAAATCTTTGGTATTCAATAGTGCTTTTAGTATCCTCATTTGCAGGGTAGTGGAATCTTCCTTGTTTAATTTGACTGTCAAAGTGCTTATACATTTCAGACTTAGCAGAAGTTGAAAATACATAAGGAATAACTTCTGCATCTGTTGCTACCATTAATCTATCAGCCATTGGACTTCCTACTCCTGTGGCATCTACAACAATTCTCTTAACATCAAAGTTAGAAAGGTAGCTAATAATCTGGTGGAACTGATCTTCCCAGTTATCTCCTTGAATCTCTAGCCAATCCTTAACACAAACATCATAAACAATATAATCAGGTACATTAGGGTCATTAGAAACCTGTGCTATAACAGGGTTATCCCAATCAACTTCTCCTATTGTAACAATAGTGCTATCTGATTTTTTGCCCAAATCTATTCCTGCTACATGAGGTTTAGATTTATCAAAAATAGTTCTTCCAATTTCATGGCAAGCAAGTCTCTCTAGTCTATCAACATCAACAAACATACCACGTTCAAATAACCATTTAAGGTTATAGGACATCTGGAACTCATCACTATCTGCTCCAAGTCTGCGCTTTTCCCCTTCAATGTATTTAGCATAATTAGGGTTATACTTGCTTACTGTTTCATAATTATACTGAAAATGGTTTCTTTTTCTTGTTCCTGCTTCATGGTCTTTCATATTTCTCTCGATTGCTTCAAAGAAAAATCCTTTTTGAGTTGTTGGTGTCCCAATTAGAATTTTTGTGGCATTGTAGAAAGCACCCATTGGAGAAATAGATTTTAAATATTTAAAGTTACTTACATCTTGTGCTTCATCTATAATAATTAAATGGTACGATTTTCCCTCAATATTACTTCCCTCGGAAGCTGACATACAAGTAATTACAGAAGATACATTAATATTAGCTAAACGTATTACTACGTTCTGTCCATTATTAGTATCAAATACTGCGTTAATATCAGGGTCATTAAATATCTCGTCTGCACTGTCTGTTGCCATATACTGTTTAATACGAACGAAAGAAATTTGCGCTTGATGAAGGGCAGGAGCAAATATACCAATCATTAGTCCTGTACGATAAGGCATTAATCTCTTATCATTTAAGAACATAGGCATATTAGCTAAAATTGGGAGAATTATAGACATTCCCCCTGCAATAATAGAAACAGTTTCAGACTTACCTGACTGTCTACTAAATAGTGCAGAAATTTCTTCCCCATCATTTTCTAACATACTTCTTATAATTCTTTTTGCGAATTGTGCTTGATAAGGAAAGAAACTTTTTCCTGTATTACCATAAGCATACGCTTCACAAAATGCAAAGATTTTGTCTACTAATTCTGCGGTAGTTATCATTATTTCACCTCTTTATAAACATAAAAAAACGTAGGCATATATAGCCTACGCTTATTTTATCATTATTTTTATGTTATTGTGAAGTGGGGTAAGAAAAAAAAGAGTGGATTTCTCCACTCCATAAAATTATAATGTAATTTTTTCAATATCGTCAAGTTGTCCCTTGCCTTCAATTACATTACGAATCGCTCCTAAGATTGACTCGGAATATCCTTGAAAATAAATTACATCTTTACGTTTTTGAGAAGCTAGGGTATGTCCATAAGGTTGTAACTGCCAAATGATTAACTTAGCCCCAGCTACTTTTTTATTACTTATCCATTTTTTCTCTAAGTTATCCGCAGACTCACCATCTGTAATAAGAATTACATATTTCTGATCTGTGTAATGTTGCATAATCTGCTCAAAATAAGTCCCATATCCAACATTTAAACTAGCAATTTCTTTAGCAAGTGTAAAGACTTCATCGGTCATAACTCGTACTGGTTTCATTGTGTCTGCTACTGCATAAGCAGAAGAACCTTCGATTCCAAGAATACACATTGCTCCAAATGTTGAAGCTACAGTTTTACAAGTTAAAGATGGTGTTAATGCACTATTCATTGAACTAGATGTGTCTACTGCTACTAATGTTCTAGTACCTTCTAGTACATCAAAGTTTCCTTTAACTCCTGCGGTTATTAATCTCTCAATAGCACGTTGCCAATCTCTAACAGAAGTCATATCCCTTGCAGTAATAAGTCTGAAAGGTAACATACGAGACTTTTTATATGCTTCAACGTCCATCAACTTAGCTGAAACCATATCAACAACATGTTTTGGAACTTTCCCATCATAAACACGTTCAATAGTAACTAAGTTTGACACAGTAGCCATAAAAGCTAACTTAGGAATGAAGAACTCAAAAACTTTTCTCTTTTGGTCTGCATCTAAGTTTCCAAAAGTATGTTTTAATTCCTCCATTTGTAATCCATGAACAGTAATAGTGGAAAGAACTAATTGGTTTACCATTCCACTATTTAATGCACTAATAACAGTTTGTAATGCTTCTGCTCTTGGTAACATTCCACAATCAGTTTTCCCTGTAGTGATATAAGAGAATATTTCTTGTACTTCACTATCACAAGGTACTGGTCTAGTAGCTTTTAATACTTCCGCAAGTTTTCCACCATAACGGCAAGCATGGTATTCTGTCATAAAGTGATTCAGCCACATGTTTACTGTTTTCTTTACAGAACGTCCCAATCCTTCACGAATCCCTGCTTTGCGACAAATGTTAACAAAGTCATTTAAGTCTTTAGGGTTCTTAATAATTTGTGGGAACACAGCCTTAAACAAAGTTTTATCTGTTAGTGTGGAAAGATAAACTAATGCAATATTTGGTTGTAATTTCATTCCAACTGTGTTACGTGCGTATACTGCCGCTTTAGCTAGGAAATCAGGGCATTTTTTAAGAGCATTTGTATAAACGTCCTTAGTACGTTGAATAACTTCTTTTTCGTCTTGATAGAAATTTCCTTGAATTAATCCCAAACAAAGCATATTTACGATGGACTCTTTAAGTTCCATATCATAAACTACTCCACCCTCAAATCCTACTACTGGTCTTGACTTAGGGTTTGCACTTACAAATGTTTTTACTGTCATAATAATCTCTCCTTTAATTTTAAATTTGGATAAATAAAAGCCAAGTGGTTAGTGATGTACGCTTCACTTTCACACTCGGCTTATAAAATAAAAATGGGGAAGATTTAAGAAGTCAACTTGTCTCGGTAACGACTTAGATACTCTATCCGTTATCAAGAATAATTGTTGTCCCGAAGGACGTTTAAATAACTCAGGAATCTCACACTCAAAATTGGTAAACTGTCTTCTTATTAATGTTTGATGTAGACTTCTAAGCACCCCATATTTAGTTTTAATTAGCTGAGGAAAAAGTGTAAGATAACGTTTCATTTTCCTAGATGTAATCTTACGAGCACCTCAATTAAATTGGTTTGAGACTATACTTAACGTCACAGTCCCATAAGTGACGACATTAATATGTAATGAGGAAAAAGGTGTAAGACTAAATGTGTAACTAATTCAAATAATTTGTTGATGTAATCTTACAAGCACCTCATAATTAATATCCTGTAGTGGGGTCGCATGTCCCACATCTCCTACAATCCTCCCGACATTTACTAGTATCATTCGGGATTTGGGTGATAGCCGCGTGTTCTATCCTCACAGGGTATGTAATAGGGAAATAATGAAAAGTTTATTTTCGCGTTTTACCAGTTAAACTATCCTGCGTGTTTACGCAAGAGTGAGATTCGAACTCACAAATCGTCATTAGAAGTGATGTAAACTTTTCTAGCACCCCATATGTAAAGAGGAAATAATGAAAGATAACTTTAGGTTGGATTCGAACCAACGTCCTCCGAGAAGCATATCTCGGTGTTCTACCTCTGAACTACTCTTTATAATGGCAAAAGATGTAATCTTTCTAGCACCTCTTATGTAGTTGTGAGGGGATGGAGAAGGTTTTCACTTCTCGTTTCCCCTCTGTCCGACAACAAACTAACACAAATCAATAAAGGAGGTTTAGCTTGGAGGTACTAAAGTTATAACAACTTTGCAGTTCCTCTTTACATTTATTATTATAGCACTACCTAGTATCAAAGTCAACAACTATTTTTGCATAGTTGCATAAATTTTTCCTAGTAATTTAGTACATGCTCCATTAATAGACTTCTTGTTAATACCTTTATTGTATAAAATCTCTAATACATCACTTTCTTCCTTCTCCAAATCTTTCCATAAAGCAGGAATTAAGTTTTTCATATCTTGCATTTCCCCTGTATAGATATTTGCTTCTTTTAACTGGGCAATCATTTTATTAATTCTTCCCTCTGTTACATACGTTTCAGCAAATAATTGACATACTTCTCTTTCCGCCATCTTTTCAGCGGAGATTGGCACTGGTACAGACTTAGCTTCCGCAAATCTTTCACTTACCATTTTAGCAAATAAAGGTCTTCCGTTACGATCATAATGTCCATATGCTTTAATTACAATTCCCTCTCCTGTATCTTGTTCTACTGTAAGATTAGATTTTCCAATTAAAGAAAGGAATAATTCATAATCAGGTTTTCCTCGATACAAAAATGGGGTTGTTACTAAACCAAGTCTAATACAAATTGCTTCTAATTCATCATAATCTACTGGTTTATTATTAATAAAAATATCAAACACTCTAAAAGCATGAACGTCTTTATAGGTACATCCTTTAGCATATCCTGCTCCAAATACTTCCCCGAAGATAATTACTTCGCTACCTACAATTAATTCTGCTACAAACTCTGCAATAATTTTATCATGGTCGAGTGCTTCAAAAATAGGCATAAATTGACTAAAGTTATCATTAGTTCCATCGAGGGTTAAATTTCTGCTACCTAGAATTAATCCTTCTTTGGTTACTTTAATTCTAAAATTACTTCCATGAATCTTTTCAGTAACAACCACTTCTTTAGCATCCATAATCTCCTTACACTTTTCAATGCGAAGAATATCAGTATACTTTTTAAAATCTTGTATGTTTTCTTTTAAAATTGTCATGTTTATTTCCTCCAGTATGCTCTTATTAAATCTAAAAAATTAAATTTATTTCTACAATAATGACACTCTTGCACTATATTGCTTGAATGTTTTAGTAAGGGTTGAGGGAAGATTGCCACAAATCTTCCCAGTGTATCGTGAATTTGCTCACTTATCTTAACATCTTCCATAACTTTGTATAATGGTTTATTACAGTTTGGGCAGAAAAATAAATGTCCTTTAGGAATCATCTTACTACCCCCGATAATACTGCTAATGCGTGTGTTTTTACATCAGACCATAAATTATCACTATTATAAACTTCTTCAAATGTAAACCAATTATAAGGTAAATCATTCTCGGTAACAACATCAATATTTCTAGCAAGTTTGTTGACTCTTGTTACATATAAATAGTCTCGGTGAATGTGTTCATCAGTAATCTTCTCCAATTGAATAGCAAATGGAACTGGAACTGACACACAATTTGGGTGAATATTAAAAGATGGTAATGTAATCTCAATACCTGATTCCTCATTGGCTTCACGAATTGCTGTTTCCCAAGTTTCTTCTTCTCCCTCACAATGTCCACCTACAGGCATATACACTCCATATTTCTTGTGCATAATTAATAAAAGTTTATTATCCTTGCTTAAAATATAAGCACTCGCTACATTTTCTATCATTTACGCTTTCCTCCATTACTTTTAAAGACAAACCATTTACACTTAGATTTGTTTTGAGTCCTCCCTAATCTGCAAAGAGGATTTGTCTTTAATGTATTTACGCAATTTTTACAATCGCATTTTATTTTAGATAACATGACTTTCCCAATCACATTGTTCTGCTCCTTTATCTGGTCGCCATCTACTGAATCTAGGGTGTCTTAATGTTCCTAATTCCCTATCTGAAATCATATGCGCCTTAACTTCAAGTACAGTTCCAATTAATTTTTCTTTATTATTCTTAATATATTCAAGTTCTTCATCAGTAAACCCTTTAAGACTAACAACAGGAATTAATTCTCCGTTTTTATACACTCCACAAGTTATTGCTCCTATCCAACCATTAGCATAAGGTTTAGTAACAGGTGCATATTCATCTTGATCAGCTACAACTCTTGTTTCCTCTAATACAAAATCAGGGTCGTCATAGCATACCCAATAATCCCAAGTTGGAGACTTTCCATCAAAGAATTTAGTAGGTTCTTCATAATTCATTACTACTACATCACGATAGATACAGTCTTTCAGCTTCAAGAAATATTTACTTCTTTTCTGCTCATATCTAGCACCTAGGTCTTTAATTATTAGTCCTTCTTTTCCTTCTTCCCACATTTTTGCTAAAAGGTCTTTAAAGTTGGTTACTCTTTCATCAACAATATCTTTATACTCTGCATACGTGTCTGCCGTTGCAAAAACTCGTACTCGTCTAATATATGGGCAGTTGATTCCTTCAATGACTTTCCCCAAAAATAACTTCCGCTTCCACAAAGGCATAGCTTGGACATTAATTCCATTGTAATAAAGTATATCAAAGGCATTAAAAACAGCAAATCCTCTTTCCGCTTGATTCTGCAAAGCAGTATCAGGCAATGCTCCTGTAACCCCTTGAACATCTGAAAACGTAGACATTGTAATTTCTCCGTCAAGTATTGTTCCCATGAATCTCTTAGAGTTGAAGTCTCGCAAGTGCGGAAGACTGTCTGAGTTTTCTGAGTACCATCCTGACTTTTTACTAATTCTTCTGCTAAAAAATCTATTTCCATTGCTAGTAATAGACATTGTTGCTCTGTGTCCATCTAATTTCTCCTCCGCAATATGCCCTTTTAGAGGAATTTCCTCCCCTGCTTTTAACTCTTTTGCTGTCATTGGTTCTAGGAATCTTATTTGCCCGTTTTTAATAAACTCGTTGTAGTAATCATCATACTTCCAATCTTGAAACTTAGGGGAAGGGTCGTTTACTACAATCTCTCCTGTTTCATTGTCAACAATTTTTCCGTTATGAAGTATATACATTTATATCACTCCCATTTAAAAAGACCACAATGACATTCTCCAACGTTCCCTGTACTTTTTTTCTTAGTAGGTTCACAAGGGCAGATCATTTCTTTTGAATGTGCAAAAGGCGCAATACATGGACAGTAGGCTACCCCAAATTTTTCTTTCTTTAAATCAAGTCCATTAAAAGTCATTTCAGCATTTTCTTCTATAATCCCATATCCATTTTTAATTGCCCACTTTCTGTAGTTATCTCTGTTAATAGTCATTGTTCATTTCTCCTTTATAATAACATACTAAATACTGCCTGTCAATAATAAAAGAGGGGTTATTTCCCCTCTACAACACAATCAATTACAGTTTCCACACTATCAATAAAATCTTGATAAGTTCCAGAATTTTCAACAATGAAATCCCATTGACCATAATTATCTAAAGCAATCTCGCTATCATTTAATAACTGCTCTTTAGTTAATTTACTAATATGGTTAGGTCTTTCAACACGTAGAGCATATGCTTTAACTCCCTTTTGTTCTGCCCATTCTTTTAACATATCTACTTCATTTGGGTATCTGCAATCAGTAATAAAAATTACAAAATCATCCCTTCTAGTATTACTATAATGGTAACTTTCTAATTTGTTTACTGCTTTCTTAACCCAAATAAGAGGGTCAAAATACTTTCTTGCTCCATCCCCGATCATAATTAATCCAGATCGACCATTATCATCTTTTTCCCCATTCCATCCCATATCTTTAGCACTTTGTTTTACTGCATCCGCAAATGCTATTCTAACAGGAATTAGTTGAGGTTGAGTTGCTTCAATATAATCTGCTCCAATATTATGAAAAGTATCTTTTCCGCTTTCTGCTTTTCCACTAATAAGAAATATTTTCATTTACTATCTCCCATTTTTATAAATTTTTCTTTTGCCATTTCTAATATTCCTAATATCGTTGGGTATTCAACAATTTCAGAATTGGCAGTTGTTTTTACTCTTAATTCATTAATTTTTCCTGTTCCGTTAGTATAATCAGAAGTATATACAATTGTAACAACTATATCCCTTTTCCCAATCATTTAATCCATACTCCTTGATTACTACTAGCATAATCTTGCCCATCTACTCTTAATTCCTCAATATATCTTCCATACTTAACAGAATCAAATACATCTAAACACCAGTGAGGAACTTCTTTTAAATCAAATCCAGTGAACAAAACAAATTTAATATCTCCACAAAAAAATAGTTTAAGGTCTAGTATTAAATCAAGTAATTCATCTTGATTATTTTGTAATGGTTCTCCACCTAATATTCTAATTTCCTTTACAAGTTTCCCTGCATCTTCAATTTTATCAATAAGATCACTAATGTAATCAATAGTTAATTCTTCCCCATAATTAAAATCCCATAATTCGGGATTATGACATCCCTTACAGTGAATACTACATCCACTAATATAAATCTCAAATGCTCTATCCTTCAACGTAAACTGAGTTCCTGCTATTTTCATGTTTCCTCCTGTTGCCTTATAAGGGAAAAGTAGGACTAATTAAGTCCTACTCCTTTATAGAACTGGCGATTTGGGTAATCGTGTTCTCTTCTTTTCTTGTGGAAATTCTTAGTATTAACTAGGAATCCAACAACCCTTGTGAAATTGTCTGTAATTTTTCCTTGACAAGTTGGACATTTATGGGCTTTTCCTACACTCATATGATCATTTTCACATCTTTGAATGTTGTAATTAATAGCTTGGTAAATTACTCCTGCTTTAATAGAGTATTCTATTAAGTCTATCATTTGTTGAACGTCTTCAATTCTAGTGTCTATATTTAAGTGACAAATAGCCCCTCCAGACATAAACGAATCAAACATTCCCTGTAGTTTAATACGATCAAGCAAATCTGCTTTAGTAATTAAAGGAATAAACTGGTTAGAATATACCTCATAATCATCTTGGTATCCTAATAGAATATCAGCTTGCGCTAACTTAATTGCGCTATTCTCAGCAGGAACTTGCTCACAATTATGTGGAGTACCAAATAAAGCTTCCATGCGGTCATTTCTATCATTGGCTGACATTAGAAGTTCTTTAACAATTTCTTGCCCTTCTTCTGTCAAAATATCTGCTCCCAAAAGGTTAACAGATTCATTAATTCCAGTTAATCCAACTGTGCTATACTGTTTTCTGGTGTCCATATAACCATGGGTGTATAATGGTAGGTTTCCATTTTCTACACGTTTCAAAATAATGAAGCGTTTAACATGGTTAATTTTAGCCACTAATTCAACTAACTCATCAAGCATTGCATAAAACTTTTTAATGTTTCCTTGCGCTCTTACTGCTAGTCTTGGTAAATTAACTGTAACTACTCCCAAACTCCCGATTTTAGTTCCACCTGCTCCAAACTGGTTGAAGTATTCCTTAGTGCTGTCAGAACGAAGTCTGCAACATGAGGACAAAGTAGAAGTTGCTCCACCATAAATGTTAATGAATCCAAACTCTAAGTTCTTTTGACTAATAAATTTAAGGAAGTCTTTATCAATAACTTCTCTATTTTCATCTACTGCCAAACAAGCAGTAGTAACAGGGAAAGTAACAGGTGTTCTACACAAAGTTTCATTCATTATATCAATGTATAACTCTTGTAACTTCTTAACAATCTCAATGTCAGGCTGACTTCCATCAGGAAAATAATACTCTGAACACCATTTAGCTAAGAAAACATCATCATAAATACTTATATTAGTAAATGGAGATTGAATTCCTCCCCTAAAAGGTTGGTTTACTGTAAAAATTGTGCTTTGAAGTTCCTGTTTAATTAAATACCATTTGAAATGTTCTGGTACATCTTCATACTCAGTAAGCAATTTCTTTGTGTAGTAACTATATACTAACAAGAAGTCTGCCAATCCTACTGCTCCTGCAATTGAATTAGAAGCATAATTAATGAATTGTTGAATCTGTCCATTAATTGAAATGAAATTCTTTGGTGCTTCTGATTTAATTTTCTTTACGAATGGCAACCCTTGGAACATTATATCAACACAGCTAAAATTAAAACAATAAGGTTTATTAAAAGCGTAAAAATCATTAATATAAATATCCTTATTGAATTGTGCTTCCATCATTTTATATGCTGTTTCTTCATCAAATAACTTCTTTCCATACTTATACAAAAGGAAGTAAGAATTTAACTTGTGTTGAGGTTTAGTTGATTCTACCTCAAAACTAATAACTGACATATCATCAACATTAGCGTTACTATCAATACTAACATCTGCGGTAGTTACTCCTTTTTTAGAAAAGAACTGGCGAGAAAAAGCCGCTAAATCAGTCTGCGCTCCAATTCCATCTAAATCCAACAACTCTTGTGCATGAGGTAATTTTTTTAATTTCTCGAACTTGTTCTCAAACTCCTGCGTATAACTTACATCTATAATCAAATATAAACCCTCCTAAATTTTAGACACCACTACTTCCAAATCCTGCTGTCCCTCGATTACTATCACTTAGTTCTGTTACTTCCTCAAAACTAGCTACAAATACTTCTCTTAACTTACCTTGCGCGATTCTATCTCCTTTACGAATATAAAATGTAGGGTAAGCTACTACTTCTCCATCAAACTTCGCACCAGTTTCCTTTTGAACATCTTCAATTGATACTTGATTACATTTTAAATCAAATACAAATGGAACACACTTTTCATCGGAGGACACAATACCATTTTCCTCCGTAAATAAATTAAAGGTCTGTGGAATTGAATTAGTTAGAATAACTTTTAACTCTCCGCGATAATTTTCATCAATTGTACCTGGTGTGTTAGCTACTCTTAAAGGTGTTTCTAAACTAATACCGCTTCTTGGTACTACCTCTACTTCAAATCCTGTTGGAATTTCAAATGCTAACCCTGTTCCTACTCCTACAGTAGCTTGTGGCTGAATTAAATGAAATTCATTAGACACTAAATCAAATGCCGCATCTCCTGCGCGAGTATATTTAGGTATTACTGCTGTTTCACTTAATTTTTTTACTTTAATTACATTCATATTTCATATCCCCTTTAATGTGATTGTTTTTATTATATATTAAAAATAGAAGATGGTCAATAGTTAGACCATCTTTGCATAAAATAAATTTAATCGGCTAATTTGTACTTCTGGTTCTGTATAACTTCCTTACCAATAAGAAAAGTGTCCAGAAAATCTTTTTTATTTGGGGCAATCCCACATCCTTTAGGCAACTCTGGACAATATCCATGTTTTAAACAATGTGCACCTAATTTATTTCCTAAAAACTCACTAACACTGGTTACTTCTGCTTTAGCTTGAAATGCAACATCACGAATTTCCCACTGTGCCCTAGTGCAACATCTACGATAACAAAACTGGTCTAGTCCTTCCCAATTCATAATTACATGAATTTTGGTGAAGGTAGCATTTGTTAAAGCATATCGTGCATCTTCTGGTTTAGCACCTGCTTTAACGAATCCAGTATACATTTGTTTAACAATATCTTGGAAGTCATGGTAAGACAGCCAAGTCTCAATAGTGTCTTCATAGGTATAATTATTACTAACTGGGTCAAAGGTTACTAAAGGAATCTTTGCAAGAACCCTAATGTCTACTAAAGCATCAGGGGTTACATACTTAAATCCATCCTCATTAACATAACGTTGACTACGTTGCACCTTATACACTCCCAATTCATGGCGAACAAACTCATGTGAAAATGCTCTTGAAACTTCTGAAATTTCAAATATAAAACGCATACCTCTTGTAGTAGTTCCATGTCCTGCTTCAATACAATGTTTAGCAACTACTGTTTCATTAAAATTCTTAGAATCGTAAGAAACAGAAGCGTGCCATCCTGCTAATTTTAGTTCTTTTTCAATCTCATTTTTATTAATTAAGACTATTTTTGCCATTTGTTCCCTCCGTAGTCTCCCCTTTAAGTCTAAAAACTTCTAATTGGTTTTTATCATCAGAGGAATAAATTACTTCAACATCTTCTTTTATTTGATTAACAATATACTTTGGAATCTGAACTTCCATTGTGTATCCGCCAAAATACTTAATAAATGATCCTAAAATAATTGTCAATCCAACGTTTGCATCTTTTAAATACTTAATCTCATCTTCTAAATGCTGATTACTCATTTGTGGTGAAGCATTAATAACTAAAAAGTTGATTAGGTATTTTAAACATACCATTGAGATTACCCCTGCAATTGCGTGGTTAATAGTAAATATAAGAGATAATCCAATCAACTTAATAATTAAATTTCCAATTAAAAATATTGCCAAAGTAATCCCAACAAGAGTTAGAGTGGCATAAAATATCATTTTTAAATTTTCCACTAAACTAGTTCCTCCCTAAAATATAAATCCTTCTTGGTTGAATACCCCATTCTTCACATTCTTGTTCTGAATTCATAAACAAGTCAATCTTATGTCCTTTAATTAATCCTCCAGTATCAGCCGCGATTGCTTCCCCATATCCCTCTACATATACTCTAGTTCCTAAAGGAATAACATTTGGGTCAACAGCAATAACTCCAACATAAGGCATGATCCCTGTAAAGGTTGCATTACCAGTATGGGTATACGCAGTTGCTACTACAGTAAAGGAACGAACTTCACCTCTACTAACTTGTTGGTCTAATCTCTCACGATATGTTAAAACAGGTTCTTCCACTACAGGTTGCACAACAACAGTCTCTTGTTCCACAACTCCTAGTCCTGTTTCATCATTTGAATTAGCCATTGGGTTATGCACTCCAAAGACAATCATCATAACAATGGCATAGGCTATGAGTTTTCTCAATTATATCCTCTCCTTAATCCCCAAATTCCTTTTTCAAGTCCTCAAATAATTTCTTGCGGTTGGCTTCATCTTTAATCCTTTTTTGTTCTGTTAATTGCTCTTGAACTTTTATTTTAGCTAGTCTTTCCTGTTCAGCTTCCTGTTTCACTTTATCTTTCCAATCATCTGATAGGAAATATTCTAAAGGAATCCTTAAATAATCATGGTCATCTGAACAGCAACTACAACGAGAACTCTCAATTGTTTCAATCTCTACAAAATTTCCTGCTATGTCAATACTATTAATACGTCCATATCTGGCAAAACTATCATACCCTAACAGGGATTGTTTAAATACAATAATTTCTTCTGCTCTATCTCTCATCCAATACAGAACATCTTGCGAATTTCTTATGTCCTCAATACTATACATATATTTACTCCTCCTACCATAAAGTGTGTTTGTGAAAGTGGGCTTCATTTTTCACAATGGTTCTTGGCATTTTATTTGCAATATCACTAGGCAAGGTATCCAGTTTCTTTTTAATTTCTGCTCCTGCATTAGCAACAGCCATATTAGAAACTGCTTGCATATCAATATTAGCAACAATCTCTTGGAAATGGTCTTCAATAATTTTATCCGCAACTCTTCTCGCTAGTTCTCTAATAATTTGTTCTACAGTAATATCATTATACTGCAACATAAAGTTATCAAAACTCATTGCTACCACTGTCTCCCTATTAAATTCATTTTGAAACTGGTGAGTTCTAAAAGGATGAACTTCTATCATCCCTTTGGAAGTCTCAGAGTAATATTTTCCATTAATTTCAACTGGCATATTATCCCTCCACATTAATAAAATAAAAAGGGGAGACTTGCTCCCCTAATTTTATCCTTCGTACTCGTTTCCGCAGATTTCGCAGTAGATGTTATCTGTGTCTTCCATAGCTTTAGTTTCCTTACCACAACAGAAGATTACATCATTTCTGAAATAGGCATTTTCCATTTCATTAACATCTCCATCATCCCCGACTAATGCTTGCTGAACTTCAATATACATGTCTAATAGTTCTTCATCGTCTCTATCATCAAGGTTGGACATTTCCGCATCTCCATCATAGTAGGTTTTAAGGAACTTTTTAATCGCACTAATTTTTAACTTTTTAGGGAATGTTGCACGAATTTTATCTTCAACTTTGTTTTCAGCTTCAATACGCTCGTCACTTGCTTCAAAATCATCTACAACAGAATCATCAGCATCAACTTCTACGTCCTCATCTACCTCGGTTTCTGCTTCAACAGGGGCATCCTCAGAATCATCATCTAATGGAATTTTCCCATCTGCAATAGCTTGTGCTAGAATAGTGATTAATTCTGGCTTTTTAGCTTTTACAGGGAACTCAATTTCATAACCTTCAAGGAACTCTCTCAATTCCCCAATTTTCATGTCTTTTAACTCATACTTATCCGCGATTGCATCTAAATCAACTGCATCTTCCACATCTTCGGAAGCTTCAAGGTCTAAATCATCAGCAACTGTGGCTTGTTTTTGTTTTTTAGCTTCTGGTGCTTTAGCTTCAACAACGTCAGGTTGCTTTGCATCCTTTGGGGCATCTAACATATCAGTAAGTTTCCCTTTCAAATCCAATGCAAAATCACTCATTGCGGTTAACTGGTCAATTGCTACTTTTAAATCTTTCTCGTTCATAATTATTCCTCCTAAAATTTCATGTTTTGTGTTTTGTTGTCGTTTGACTTGCTTTTAGTATAACAGATGCCACATTTGTTGTCAAGTTTTGTTATTTTTAAAGCAAGAAGGTGTTAAAACTTCAAAGTAATAGTCAACAATTTCCACTTTACTAACAATATTACTAATAAGTCCTCCCATTGAAGCAACTTGGGTAACAAACTGAAGGTATTCTTCATCCGTCATATTAATATTAGTGTATTTATAATTAATAATATCATTCAGCTTGAACTGGATCTCTCCTTTAGCCATTACTAACATACTTTTCAGTACGGAAAGATCATTCACATCATAATTGGAACATTTTTGCCCAAAATCAACTAGTTTTAAGTCTACTAATTCGTCAATATTTTTTATATCCATCTTATTTCCCCCTTATTGTGTCTGCGATTGCTACTAAAGCGCCCTCGCTATTTAGTGTTTCGTACCATGCACATCTATTTCCCTTACACTCAGGATTGTCATACTTTGCTAAGAGTAATATCGGACAAATCTTCATAAGGCTATCTCTCCTTTTTGTTTAATATAATATTAATTCCCCCAAAAAACGAGGTTAACAGCATATAAAACATACTCATAATCATACTTCCCATTATTGCGTGGTATAAAACAACAAATGGCAGTATTACTAGACAAAAAAAGGAAACAAAAATCATTAAGTTGTAAAGGATTTCCTCTAAAAACGCTCCATAGTCAATTAATTTTCTCAACATTTCACTCACTCCCTTGCTTTCACATTATACACATAAAATATAAAAAGGTCAAGGAAAATATTTTCCCCTAATAATATACTATTACTCGCACACGCACGTTATTTATATTATATATAATATATAAATATATATTTACTTTATATATATATTATATTATAATAAATGTACCACAAAAATTTATTCATCCTGTGTTTCTCGGAGAGTCAACAATTGTGTGTTGGTATACGCACAAGTTTTGGATACAAATAAAATCCCTCTCCGCTTACGCTTCAAGGGACTCCGCTTCGCTCCGCCGTTAAACTAATAACTCCAGATTTTATTCTTTATTTATTTGCCCATAAACCATCTCTGATAATTGTTCAACTCTTCTCTCCCATGTGATTCTCTCTTCCTCTGTTTGCATTTCATAGATAATCATAGCTGAATAATAAAATCTATCACCTAATGTGGTAGAATATTTAATATCTCTATAATTATTTTTAATTTTAGCTAAAAATGTTTCTACTTCTTTTTCCAAATCTTCATATCTAGTTCTATTTATTATTTTGCATTTTAACATTATTCCAATTTCCTCCTTTTGCATACTCTGTATATACATGAATTTTTATACACTGGCGAAAATACCACAGCTACAAGTTGCTTTCCACAATTAGGACAGTAATTATACTGTGGTTCTATTTGTTGATTGCATTTTATACATTTATCTGTATAATTATTCATCATCTTCCTCATCAAATATTTCAATATCAATCACGAATTTAGTTCCGCTAGAATCATATAAAAATAAAGTATACCCCTCTAAAGAATCCCAATATCCATAGTCACATTCAAAATACCACTCATCGGAAAATAGTCTTTCAAATCCATCATATTTATTTAACGAAGTGTCCCAATCTGCTTCTGATTCAATTTTCTCTAATAGGCGAATAGCTTTAAATAAATCGTCAGAAGGTTCACCATCTACTATAGGGAAGTGAAGTGTGAAGTCATGGTAATCATCAGCGTCCCCTTGCATTGTTTCCACAACAAGTTCATACATGTTTTTGTACACAGGGACTTCCACAGGACTTCCTTTTTTTAATTTAATCATTAATAATTCCTCCTTTAAAATAATGCCCAAAATATGAATTTGAAAATTAAACTCAAAATAATCAAAAATAATTTAAGCAAACAAAGTGCTAATCCAATTACAATTGGTACTACGATTAATAATGCCATAGCAATTAATATTAATTTTACTTTTCCTTCTACTCCAGAGTCCCACACTTCTTTTATTTCCATTTTTAATACTTCCGTAGTAAAAAATTCAGTAGTTTCAGAACCATCGGGAAGGATATACACGTCAACTTCACTAATTTCTTTATACGCTCTGCAATTAGGGCATCTATTTCCGTTGTATTGTATATTAGTTCTTTCTGTTTGAGTAAATTCTTTTCCGCAACTACACATATACGCTTGTCTTTTCATATTTATTTCCTCCTTAAATTAAAAGGAAGCTAATTAAAGCTTCCCAAAAATACTAGTCATTTCTTTATCAACCAGTTTCATCATTTCAGTTTTAATCTGTCTTGCTCTGCGAACAAAATATTGAACATCTACATCTGTCCATTCCCACTCTTTTCCGTTAACAACTACTTTACCCTCTGAATTTACATCAGCAGTTCCTTGAAAAATAGCCATAAATAATTCCTTGTGTTCCTTAGTATACTTCTTAGTTTTAGTCTTTTGCATTATACTACCTCCAATAATTCATAATAGTTTACCGAGTATGTTTTATTTACGAGTTCCCAACATTCCCTGCAACTGATACTATTATATCCTGTTTTCCCTGGACAGTCAATAAAAAAATTATGACACTCAGTTTTTTCTTCACTCATCCTAAAGTCACCAACCCTAAAATATATCCAAAAGCAAGTCCTCCATAAATAACTGCGTATCTCCACATATTACTTACTCCCCCTTATCCTATACTCTGCATATGCTCCAATAAGCAAACCACTTGCAAATGAAACTAGGGCAACATACATAACACTTGACCCTGTAAATGTAATAAACATAATTAATCCTCCTTTACATATTTATTTACTGCTTCAGAATTAAGACAACCGTCTCCACAAGGAGTTTCACAATAAGTACAACAAGTATTATTATTAGTTATCTTGCAAATATCAGTACACTTAAAGTCATTAAAATATCCACAGCTTGCTTCCCTTCCCATAATTAATAATCCTCCATTTCCCGATTTAATTTTTTTCTAAGTTGTTCTGCACAAGAATAACATAATTCTAATGATCAACAGCCAACTTCTATATCATACATATGCACTCTATCAATTACTTCACCACAATTATCACAATGGTCAAAGTAATCAGCATCCATTTTACTAACTCGAATCATTTCCTCACCTCAACATTTATTTAATAAATAATTAATAGTATTAAAGATAACATTATAATAAATGCCATAGTCACACTAATAATTCCCATTTGTTATCCCTCCTTCGCTTCGTTGGGCACATTGTAACATATGCTAACTTCTTCGTCAACACCAAAAATAAAGCTAGTCAAGCTTATTCACAGCACGACTAGCTATTTTAGTTGTTATTAGTTACTCCCACAATACCTACGAAATTTTAGCCAAATTAAATCACTAACCGAGGGTGAGAATGAGAATCGCTGAGAATGAAGGTGGGCGGGTCTATGTGGGGAGGACACAGGCGGAAGGGTATCAATGTATATTGGTTGCATACTATGTATATTCATACATAATTAATAATGTATATATACATTGTAATATACATTTATATCTTTATATTATTATATGCAGATCATGTGTATATATGACTATATGTATTGTACTATATTAGTAGGTGTATAGTGCAGGGTATACTATGGTATAGGGTATATGTATATATACGCTTGTAGGGCTTGCTAGGTAGGTTATATTTGATAATCAGCATAGAGAAAAGGGACTAGTTGTATAGTCCCTTAATTATATCTATCTATATACACTATGTACAGCAGGTGCAATATTCATATTGATTAAATCTATTACTTTAATATCCCCTAATTCCTTAATATCATTTCTTTGCATTTGCAAAAATCTTTTTAATCCTGTATTCTTACAAACTGAAAATAGAATTGAAGTTTTCATTTATTCATTCTCCTTTTATTATCTTAATCCGTTTTTACTTAATAGCATATAGTATATTTCTAAAGTGTATTTTCCTTTATTACTGTTTTTATTAATCCTTCTAGTTATAATTCTAGCACGTTCTAAACATTCTACTTTATTCATTTTATTCCCCTTTATGTTTGATTTGAGCAGGGTATAAGAGGGGAACGTGTCCCCTCCTTGCTTGTACAATTCTTACTTATATTTATAGACTACTGTATTACAGCGTGAATTATCTTGGTTGAATTTTTCCATCATAATGCAATTGTCTTTCTTCACTGGTGTATATATATATTTACATCCTTTTTGTCTTCCCTCTGTCCCGATTCTTTCCACTTTTTCATAGAAGGCTTGAAGAGGTATGCAATCATCTTTTCTGTTCTTTCTAGGCACTAAGCAGACATACTCCATATCGTCCACTGATTCGAAAATATCCTTAAATTCATATTCTTTAGTATCTGTTCCTTCTACTCTTAAAAGAGTCTGTCCTACACTTGGAACGCGAACAATGGCAACAGGCTTTTTAGCTTTATTGGATTTTTTTGTTTCTTTTGCAGGTGCTTCAATTACTTTTTCAATTACTGTTTGTGCTACTACTTCTTTGACTTCTAAAAGTCCCTCTAGTTTTTCAGTTGTTAATACGTTTGCATTTGTCATTTTAAAAATCCCCTTTTAGTGCAAGTTCGCTCTTGCTTGCGGTAAGGTTCATCCTTACACTCATTATGATAAACTAAGAGACAAGCAATGTCAAGCAAATATTTTAATTATTTTCGAAAAAAGTGTAATTATTTTTTTCTTCTATATAACACACAAAAATTATATTTAATTGTGTGAATATATGTATACAAGCAAAAGGAATAATATACATGAATAAATAGTGCATACTTATGCACAATATTTTGTTAACAATTATTAGGTGTATGTCCTAGAAACACGCTCATTCTCAACTGATTCTCATTATCATTGAGTATCATTCCCATTCTCATTCTCACTAATAATCATTCTCATTCTCACTAATAATCATTCTCATTCTCAGTCATTCTCAGTGGTTCTCAGTGATAATCATTCTCGAACCCACCAACCATTCATCATGCACTTGTGGCGCGCCAACCATACATATTATGCGTAGGTTAAGGCAGTTAATTAACCATCATAATACCATTTTTACATGCGTGAACCAACCATAATAGGCATAAAAAAAGAAGGCTTTCGCCCTCTATTGTCTAATTGTTGTAGCTACACCATCTTCAACTTTTGTGACAATTGTTTTTGCATTTAGAAAACCCATCATTTCTACTATTGTCATATTTGTGGTATAACCATTCTCCATTCTTTTTGGCATATCTTTTGCTTTTCCCGACCATAATACTCTAATCATTTTAATCCCATCCTTTTATATTTTTAATCCGAGGGAGGGCTTATATGCCCTCTACACTTCTTAGATATATTTCTTTATCATCTTCATCCATGAAGGATTCAAATTCCGCGATTTTTTCTTTCGCCTGACTCATTTCCAAGTCCATTCCTTCATACATAATATCATTGATTGTTCTAGCAAGATTGCTTGCCATATTACTTAAACAAAGGAGAGTATTTGGATGAAGAGAAGAATTTGGAAGAGAATCGGTGCGTGTGCTCATTTTCTTCATATAAATTTTAGTGGACAGCGCATCAGCTACTTCATACAGATCAACCACTTCTTTTAACTTTTTGTACTCGATCATTTGCATTGCTGATAATTTCATTTTAAATCCCATCCTTTTTTATTTTAGTGTAGGTCAATTCCCTACACTCATAGTATATAATGCCTATAGTATATTGCAAGCTTTTTCTAAAATTTATTTTCCTACCTGCTCGAAAATACCTGTATGAAAATCAAACCTGTTTGTTGGTAGGTAGACACACAAATATGTTCGTAGGTAGAAAGACAAAAGAGAGAATTACTTCTCTCTCATCCATCCTGCACCATTAGGTAATGTTTCATTAGTAAATGACATTTTTACTTTGCCGTTTTTCTTCCAATCTTCATATACATTTGCAAATAAATGATTCACCTTTGTCACATAATATGTAGAGGGATTTTCGGAGGTATGAAATATTAGATTACCTTTTTCAGTTTTATCCATTTTAATTATAGTGATTGGAGTACCTGCATTTAATAAATCCATCATTTTTCCCTTTTCGCGATTTGTTCTCATTTTAATTCACCCCTTTTTCATTTAAAAATACTACATTTAATTTATTAGAGGAAATTTGGTTTAAATACTTATGTACCTCAATTCTTGAATTGAATGTAATTTTACTAATTTCTGCTTTCATACAACGTTCAATATTAGCATAACCTTTCCAAAATCCTCTGATAAGAATTTCGCGGAAAATCTCTTCTTTTTTAATGATAATTGTATTAGGCATTACTATTTACCTCCTTTTTAATTCTTTTTGGAGAAGATTTCGGGCGAGGATAGGAATTTTCGGTATTAATAGAATTTCTAAAATCAAAACAATCATCACATACTAAAAGGTCTTCATCAGCATTAAGGAATTTTATTTGACCACAAATATCACATTCTTGTTTTTCATTTTCTTTAATCTCATAAATTCCAAGTTTGTTTAAATCCGCAATTGTCATTAAAATCGCATCCTTTTATCATTTTAGTGTGGTATTTCATCCACTATTGACATTTTATCAAACCCATATTATTTGTAAATAGCAATTTTAAATTTATTATTTTATATTTATTTGTTTGTCGGTAGGTAGACAAACAATTTTAAGAAGATGTGTGTTGGTATACGGACACCACCTATGGAGAAAAGAAATCGCGCAACATTTTACCAACCAAAAGTATCGGTTTTTCCTAGGCGAAAGTATAAACCTTTTACCATCCACAAAATACACCTCTCTTCTAATACTATTAACCAACCAATCACCTTTTACACACTTTTCACCATGACCAAACCAAAGATTTATGATCAATTTTACCTCCCATTAAGGCAAAGTATTAACCAATTTTCTCAGCCTTTAACACCACAACTCACCAAATTTGTTACACCCTCACACATGAGCCACCTACTGCGGAGCATTATTCAAATCAAAATCCCATTATTATGCGTACTATCATTTCTATCATTATTACTATTATTAGTTCTACTAACTATAATTCTTCCCGCGCCTTCTTTTCCTTTTTAGCTAGGATAGACATACAAAAAGGACTCAGATTACACATCATACCTTTTAGTGGTATTATTTATTGTGTATTCCAAGTCCTTTTAATGCCATTTTAGTTGGTATTTGTAGTTAATTTTAGTTGGTATTAGTCGGCAGAATCAGAATCAAAGGTTACCTTTTCATCAATTGCATCAATAATTTCTTGTGCTATTTCTTGAAAATCATCTCCGTCTTCTGCATTTCCTGCTAATAATTCCCGCAATTGTTTTACTTTTGTCTTTGACTCCAAGTGAATATTAAATCCTTTAAATACTTTTGCCATGTTACATTCCTTCTTTCATTTATATTTTACTTATTTATTACAGACCAATTGTATGGTCGCGCAATACTTCTAACATTTTTAACCGCAATTTCTCTGCTTTTGGTGAAATACAAATATCACTTTCATCCGCCGCTTCTAACACTTCCATGAGGTCTTTGATTTCACCCTCATTATCTAATGTAATATAAACTTTAACATTAATTTCTCCTGTAATATCCATACCTGCTTGAACCTCCTTGTAATTTTTAATCTACCTCTTTTACCTCTTGGCTTTCAATTATGGAGAAAACTGTGTCACAGAAGAAACAATTATATGCGACAGTAACAGTTTTCATTTCTACCCCTTCACTCTCAGCACTAATAGTTGTTGACCCTTTTCTTTCTGTGCTTTCTGTATTCCCACAAACAGGACAATACACTCTTTTCTTACTCATTACCGCGATTCCTCCTTATTTGAGAGAGTGCTTATGCACCCTGCTCTTTCATCATTGTAGGATCAATATAGGATAAACACTTATCAAAATTGCTATAAGGATTTGCCTTTAGAAATATATTTTCCGCGACTATCCCTCTTGCAATTATTGCCATAATTCCATCAACACAGTCCAAACAAGATTGCAAGGTAGCTAGGGTATTTTCATTATTAAACACACTTACGATTGCACCCAGTTCAGTAGAAGATAATTTTCGGGATGGTTTGCGTTCTACTGTATCTTTGCTAATTCGTTTTTCAAGACAGTATTGAATGATTGCCATTTCGTAGTATTCTTTTGATCCTTTTCGTTCTTCCTTGTAGTTGATGATGTCCATTTGCCATTTCCTCCTTTATTGTGGGGATTGTCCTGTCCTCCACTGTCTTTAGTATACATCACCAGTTGGCACATTGCAATAGGCTGAACATAAAAACTTTTCGACAAAATTCGACACTCCTATCTGTAAGTTTTGCGGTAAGTAGAGCCACAATGAGAACATTTATAAATAACAACTTTCTTATCACCAGTTACATACTCATCTACACATCTGTAGAGATGCTGACCAAACATCCAACAAGCTAATCTTTTGAAATTCATTTTACTCCCACCTTATCAATTTCTTCTTCAATCGCCATATCTAACATAGTATCCATAACTTGAATAGCTACGCCCTTGTATTGGTGGTCATTGAGAATAAAATCGCAACGAAAGGTATTATCCGCCTTATATGTATTTTGCATTATAAACATCATAAACACAACTAATAACCATTTCCGCATCTCTTTTTCACTCCTTTGTGTATTCTCTCACTAGATATATAATATCATACCTAGTGAGGTTGTCAAACTTTTATTTAATAACCCACACTTTTTATCAATATTTTTTTAATCATTTCCAACTGACCTTTTGCTTTCAGTTTTTCATCATTTGTTAACCTGTGGTTAAGTGGAGAAACTAAAGAAGTTAATATCTCTCTTTCTGCTAGTAAATAACCTTTTAATTCAGAACTCAACATATGTATTCCTCCTTATACCATTGGTAAATTAATGTTATCAATTTGAGTCACTATTGCCGTTCCTAATTTCACACTTGCTTCATTTCTTCCATCATAACAATTACACTCATCCATCCGCGCCAATTCTTTCATCCACTCCATACATAGACCTGTGAAAGATTGTTGGAGAGTGCGGTGTTGTTTAGCCATTTCTTGTGCAAACATTACACTCTTGTCATTACTCATCACATTTACTAGATTAATCATAACTTCAACCGCATTTTCAACTTGATCTTGTTTTACCCTGAGTATTGCATTATCTCGGTATCTGTGATACATTTCACTGGTTACTCTAGTTTGACCACAGTCACATTGATAGAAAGTAACGTTTGCACCAGTGGTAATATATTTTTCAAAACTAGGTTCTAATTTATCCTTACAATTACTGCAAACAACCACAATTGTTTTATATTCCATTATTGCTTTCATTCCCATTTTACCGCACTTCCTTTTATGTATTGGTAGCACTTACTTGCTACAATTATAGAATACTACACCCTTAATAATTGTCAACAGGGAATTTGGGGAGAAGGTTTTAAACCTCCTCAATTCCTCCACGTACAATTAATTTAATATTGCAAAGTCCATCAGCTAAAGAGTGTACAAATCCTTCAAAAATCCAAGTAGCACCATTAATCTTCTTTTGCTTACTAAAACGTCCCTGATCTAATTGAAGATTAAAACCTAATTCACGCGCATACTCCATTACATCCTTAGTTTTGCGAAAGATTTTAACTACCATTTGATTTCCTAATCCCATTTCTTCTTTCCTCCTGCTTGTTTTATTCACTATTGATAGTATACACAACCACTGGTGGATTGTCTACAACTATTTTTCAAACATAATAGAGATAACTTCCTCTAAAAGATCAACTACCCTTCCTATTTTTAAATAAGAGGACATACTTTTTACCTGCGGTAATCCTAAAAAGTGTTTTATGCTAATTGCTTGTTCACTTGTCATTGTAATAGTAACCAATCCAGTCTTTTCATCTCTTTCAATTAACATATACATTCCCCTTCATATTTTAATTAAAGAGCGTAGGACTCAGCCTACGCACTCATTTTATGTACTTTTATGCTCCTTTTTTGATCTTTTTCGATCTATCAACTTTCCACCAATTCCCTCCATCAACTACATGTCCTTTTGGAAGTTTTTCAATCCTAGAGA